TCATTGCGTCTCGGTCGCCGAACATCTCAAGGTGCTGTTCGATGTCGCACGGCTTGAAAGCGATGAGCTGCTTTTTGGTGAGTGAAATCGTCATTTTGAGTTTTCCCTTTTTCAATTAAATGTTGAACGGCCGGTGATAATGGACCCTCCGGGCCATATCGCGTCGGACATAGGATGTCATGCTAGGATGCTCACGGCAACGCCACATGATCCATTTGATTTTCGGAACGATCAGCGAAATCTTGTCATCTGGCACATTATGAAGCAATCGCACCGAAACATAAGCATGATCGCGCTCGGACCCGTCAAATCCTGCCGAGCTATCGATCATGCTGCGAAGCCATCCGCACACAAGCGCCGTTGCTGTTTCGTCGCCTGACCATACCAATGGTAGAGCTGCACCGTAGGGTGTCCAGGGCATCGCATCGGCTGCGACGTCGCCTAGCGTATCTATCGCGCTGTCGATGATTGGCGCCCACTGCTCGAATGGCAATGATGACGATGCATCGGGATTGCGAAGGAAATAGAAAAGCTGTTCGACAGACAAAGGATTGCCGTTGCGCAAATTGGAAATGATGCGTGACGTATTTTCGTCCAGCTTGTCGACGGACAAAACGCCCAGACGCTCCATCTTCCGCAGCGTCCGCATGGCCACGCCGGTTTTTTGATGCACGTCGAAGATGTTCATTTCGTCGCTCGCATCTTGTCTGCCCAATCCGCAGGCGTCGGGATGATTTCCCTCGCACCCTCAAATCCAGGCGCACAACTCCAATACCAGATAATGAACTGCCAAGGACTGACAGACTGTAATTTGCGCGCCATGGGAAATTCCTTTCAACCAAAAATGTCGATCAAATCCCGCTTCTGGCGTTCGATTTCAGCGGTGCGGTTTTCTGCCGCCGCATCCGCCGCCGCCGCATTCGCCGCCCTCGCCGCCGCCCACGCCGCATCCGCCGCCGCCGCCGCATTCGCCGCCCTCGCCGCCGCCCACGCCGCATCCGCCGCCGCCGCATTCGCCGCCCTCGCCGCCGCCCACGCCGCATCCGCCGCCCACGCCGCCCTCGCCGCCGCCCACGCCGCATCCGCCGCCGCATCCGCCGCCGCATCCGCCGCCCACGCCACCGCATCCGCCGCCGCCCACGCCGCCACCCTCGCCGCCGCCGCATCCGCCGCCGCATCCGCCGCCGCATCCGCCGCCGCATTCGCCGCCGCATTCGCCGCAACGCGGTTTTCCTCCGATGGATTCTTCAGCCACGCTTCGGCGGCGTCGATCGCTGCTTGAACGCGAGGGTCCGTATTGAAAGGCACAACCCTCTTGGCGCACCGGATCGAAAAATCGACACACTGCATCTTGAGATCAAGCCGACCTGCGATCCAAAGGATATCGGATACGCTGAAGCCGGCTTCCAGCGCTTCCGACACGTTCATTGCGTCTCGGTCGCCGAACATCTCAAGGTGCTGTTCGATGTCGCACGGCTTGAAAGCGATGAGCTGCTTTTTGGTGAGTGAAATCGTCATTTTGAGTTTTCCCTTTTTCAATTAAATGTTGCACGGTCGCATCCGCCGCCCTCGCCGCCATGGTTGACACTCCCGTAAATAGTGAAACTGTGGGCGCGGCTATCCCGTCGCCATTATTCAGTCGGCGACCAAAGCAACCCCGCCGCTGCCATCTCAGCGCGAAACGCGCCGAGCAACACGGGCAACCGATCTTCCAGCTTCGCCCGCAACTCGGCGGGATCGGCCATCAAATCTTCGTCCGTCGCGTTCGGCCAGATGGCCACGCGGCGCGCGCCGTCCAAGTCTCGCGCCTTGCCTTCCCCGCGCTGCATCAACGGAACCCATTGCAGCGCGGGAACCGGCGGCAATTCGCCCGCCTGCCCGCCGAAATCCTTATTCAGGATGAACAGGGGCACCGTCGCGTTATCGCGGTATCCGTCCCCGGTTTCCGTGCTGGAAATCCGCACGCCCGGCGCGTTGACCGCCTCCAGGGTCCAGCATGGCAGTTTCGTGCGACCGTCGATGATTTGCCGCAACTCGCCAGCGCGAAGCCCGTTGAAATCCCGATCCCCGGCGAAATAGACCGTATTGGCGACATAATGCATCGGCCCGTCCGTACTGCACAGATGCCAGCGGCACAGGTGCGCCAATTCAGGGAACGCCTTGGCGATGTCGCCATGCGCCGCTCCGCCGCCGATGTCAGCGCGGCCGCCGCCGCGCGACGGAGCGGTGATGTCGCACGTAATAGTGAAGGTCGCATGGCCGTTCTTGCACAAGTCATCGAAGCGAATTTCCACCTGAATCTCCGCGCCAGCCCCGTAGCCCTTCACCTTGCGGCGCTCACTTACCCACTTTTGCGTGCTAAACAGGTGCGGCGCGTCCGGGCGAACGTGGCGCGGCAACATGCGACCGGGAACGCTGTTGATCTCGTGCGTGGTTTCGTTGCTGTATGACATTTCAAATTCCCTTCGCTTGGCAGATTATCCTAAAGGCGCCTCGCACTAGCGCCGTTAGGGAATCTGTCAGTCTCGATAGGTAATAAACATTACGGTGCACATGCCGTAAGGCCTAAATTCGGACATATCCCCGTGATGGTATGTCCTGCCACGTACGCCAGTCAGACCCATTTTGGCCTTGGCGCGCTTCATAAGCTCGCGGTTGGCGATCTTGTTCGCCTTGGTGTATCCATGCATCCCATCATATCCATAATGCGTCAATTCAGGCATATCCACCGTTGCACGGCGAACCCACGAATAATTGGGTTCGCCGCCGAAGGTGTCAGTATATTCGATATCATAGGTATTGGACATTTCAAATTCCCTTCGCTTGGCAGATTATCCTAAAGGCGCCTCGCACTAGCGCCGCTAGGGAAGCTGTCAGGCGAAATATTCACCGAGTAGCATATCGGCAATGATGCCCCGCTTTTCGTTGTTCGCATCGAGAGACACTTCATCGAGCGACGCAAGATTTTCCCGCATTGCGGCTTCATCATCACCCATCTGGACGTAAATCTCTTTCCCGCTTGGATGCCGGATCGAAAGCCCGTGGCGGAGCGCAGCATATTCATATCCTCCGCCGATCGGCATATATCCGGTTTTATGCTGGCGATTGGACATTCCAAATTCCCTTCGCTTGATTTGATAAAGCCATATTATCCGAATCAAAATCCCTGTCAACAATAAACTCGCGACGCGCGCGCATCATACGCGAGATTAGGGTCCAGTTACAGCATATCAACCCATAGACTCGCGTCGCGCCCACGCGTTGAGGTCGCTTCGCTCCGGCCCTCGCCCTGGCGGGCGCAGAGACGGGCCTCCGCTGCGCTCTAACATGATCCTTTTCACACTTCCGAAACTCAAAAATAATTCCAATAATATTAAATCCCGAAAATCATTTTCCAAAAATCACGCATTTTCTCGCCGCCCGGTGGCGTCCAGCGTTCCACTCGCGCCCCAAAATCCTCCGAACGCACAAAAAAGCCGGCAAGGAATGACCCTCACCGGCTTTCACTTAATCCATCTGGTCCAGATTGAACCTACCGGTGCCGTTTCCATCGGCGAAAGATTCATCCCATGCTCCACGGCAATCCGTTCGTGAATAGGGATTGCTGTACTTCGGATCAATGCCGCCACACTCTCGCTGTTTGCGTGTGGTCCGACCCGCAGCAAAACCTTTTTGATATGCCTTTGCGGTGTTCGGAGTGAATAAAGGTCCGGTCATTTCATTGTCTCCCGATCAATCAGCCGCCTCTCGCCCCGCAGACGCTCGTACAGCGCCTTTTCATCCTCCAGAGCATCCCAACGTGCCAGCGTCCTGCGAATGTCCCGTGCGCCCTCCCTGATCGTCCCGACAATCACGGTGAGCCCGAACGCACCTGCGGCAAGAAACCCGGTGCTCGCGATAAAATGGTAATTCATTTCAATTCCCCTAATAGATCCCGAATGATTTTGGTGAAATGCGTGGCCATGCTGACATCACCGCGCCGCAGCGCTTGGCGCCGACATCGGTCAGCCTCTAACGCTAGGTCAGCTAGGTGCTGGACGGTTGCCTGTTTCATAAGCCTCTTATCCTCCCGAACAATTAATAAAAGATTAAACCCGAACATACAAATGATTTCTCACGTTACGGTACGGGACCCAAGGATTAGAAATGTCAGGGGCGGGGGAGTGTTCGGGACCCAAAGCGAAAGCCGGGCCAGAGCACCGGATTATCCGAATCCCAATTTTAAATCTACCTTACCTTACGTCAACCTTTCCAATGTCCCAATCCGGGACACAAATCATCGTTGACTTATAAACCATCACGAAACATTCTCACATTCATGAGCATCGAGCAAACCCTCGCAGAACGCGGAGCCCGCTACGGCGACTTCTCCGATCATGCCAAGTGCGCACAGTCCTTGCAGGACACCCTGAGGCATGAGCCCGGATGGAACCGCCTCTCCGATGTGCAGCGCCAATCCCTCACCGTCATCTGCGACAAGATCGCCCGCATCATGACCGGCGATCCCAACTATGCCGACAACTGGCACGACATCCAGGGCTATGCCAAGCTGGTGGAAGACCGCATCGTCCCGGCGAAACGTGCCGCAGATTATAGTGCATTCCTCAATACGATTGACAATATTCGGATTTAGGAGAAGCCTCATGTATGTATCCGGTGGCGGGAATTACCGGCCGAAACATCTGGACAAATGGCGTGCACAATTGAAAAGGCGGGGAAGTCGCAATATCGAGCAGTTTGCCGAACTGCTCAGCGAGGGATATACGATCACCGAAGCCGCCCATGCCCTTGGCCTCACGCAGCAGACAGGGTCCAAGATGTTCAAGACGATCAGGGAAGAACTCGGGAGCCAGGCGATATGACTGATAACATTATCAGCCTGGCTCAAAAGCGAGAAGAGGCGCAACCTCACTGGTCGGGCTGGATTCGTTGTATGCATTGCAAGCATGAATGGGTCGGGGTCGCTCCTACGGGGACGATCGACGACCTTGAATGTCCCGAATGCAAACTTCCACGAGGAGTCATAAAATATAATTTCGGCGCACCCGAAGGGAGCCTGGTTTTCAGTTGCGACTGTGGATGCAACGTATTAACCGCATACATTTGGCATGGAAAGAAGATTATCCGTTGCCTTGCATGCGGTAATGACCATACAAATGCGGTCTGGTCATGATACGAGACGCTGGATGAAAACTGATATTGCCATTCCTATCCGCGAGGTAAACAGGGCACCTTCCATATCCGGTGAGCAATATGCTGCCGTCGGAAAATATGCAGGCGCCTTGGTCCTGTCCTGCTTCGAGCAGATGGGTGGCCTTGATCGGATGGTGGTTTGGGCCGATTCCAACCCGACCGACTTCTATACCAAGCTACTTCCAAAGGTCATCCAGCGTTCGACCGCGGTGGAACATTCGGGTT